CACTGCATAAGCGCCAATCACACCAAAACTGGCAGCAGGAATACCACTATCCAGATCAGCAGTGTCTGTTATGACCAAGGGCGTGGCCACAGTGAATGCACCAGTGGTTTCATTCCATTGATTGATACCCCATTGTGTGGTTGCAGCATCCAACCAATATGTGCCATTGTCAGGATCACCTGTGGGACGAATCAGACTGGCTGTCAGTTCTGTCAAATCCACATTGGCACGTTGAACATATGCGCGATTGCTGATGCCCAGTACCGAAAAAGCTGCCAACAGGCCGTATTCGTTCAGCTCATAACCATTGATAGGTGTACCATTGGTTGTCTTGTAAAAGAATGGATTACCAAATAGTGTGGCCAAATCACGTTGGCTGGTAACCAGTTTAAGTTTGCCTGCTTCAGCAGCAGTGGTTCCTGCTGCCACAGCTGCACTGGTACCAGACACCTTGTCTTGTGCAGTGGCAATTAGAATGTAAGGTACAGAATTGGTGGCTGAAGGAACATAAGTCGATTCATCGATTACTGTTACTTCTACGCCGGGAGATACTAGTGCCATGGTGGTTCCTTATTAAAATTGGATACTGATATTTATTCGATAGTTCAAAATTATGGCAGTTACGACTGCCTTAATTAAGGTCTAATCAATAAATAGCTGTATGAGACCGCTATGCAAGGTTTGCAATAAAAATCCCGCTGCCATAAATGGATATCACCGCGAAAAACTGTACTATCGCAGTCGATGTGCAGTGTGTATTAGGCAGGACAAAAGAATCAAGCCAGCGCGGCCTAGATGGATCACAGCTGGCTATAAGAAAAAACCCACATGTGATAGATGTGGGTTTCGGGCACGGCATCACACACAGTTAGTGGTATATCATGTGGATGGGGATTTGAACAACTGCGAAGCTCGTAACTTGAAAACAGTTTGCTTGAACTGTGTAGCCGAGGTTGTGCGGCTAGAACTGCCCTGGCGGGCCAGTGATATTACACCGGACTTTTGACAATAAGATCTACTTGAGCATACAAGTCATCCATGGAATGATTATTGTCCAAAACATGATCAAACTCTGTGCCAATCCAGGCTGTTTCGCTGGCATGTACCTTAAATGTATCTAGCACAGACCGGTTGCTGGCCCAACTGAGATTTTGTGTAGAGCCTCGATTTACCACTTCTGCTGCCGAGAACCATTCAGGATCTGGACCTCTACAGGTGCGTACAATACGGCCGCCGGCTGAACGTAGACTAACAATTTCGTTGGGAAAACGACAATCCGAGATCACCACATTGTCTTGAAGATTTCTTATCTTATTTTCAATGCTGGCGATCCAGATATCGTCATGAAAGCCTCGACGCATTACTTCAGTGCCCCAGTACTGCAGGACCCAGCGTGGAGTAAGATCGGGCATGTTCAACCGAGCTGCCCACCATGGATCTACCTGTTCACGCCATTCTCTGGATGCTTTAGTACGCCCTTCTAACAGGATACGATCCCAACCAAACACTGCTGCCACAGCATCTTTGAGTGTGCCTGCAAAACTTTCTCTACGAAACTCGTGTACATTGACCAGGTAGTCTGCCACTGTGTCTTTGCCTGAACCGATCAGGCCAACAAGGCCAATAATCATGATAGTTCCTTGATATCAAAGTGTCTAAGTGTTGCTTGCACCAGATCGATCTGCCGGCGGCAATCTTCGAGAGCATGATGTGTGGTTGGAGGTTTAGGACGATCAGGCCAGATGCTGCATAGTGTACGGCTGTCGCGCACTTTGAAATATTGCCAGGGAATAGGTTTGCCATAGCTCTTGTAGGCATGTTCTAGTATGGTGCAATCAAATGTGGGGCCTTGGCACCATAAAAAATTGCTAGTCCAAATAAGTTTACCTAACTCATCCAAGGCTTGATCAAGAGGTATTCGATTATCTTCAGCAAATGCTTCGTCTCTGGCAGCAGCAGGTTGGGTAGCCCACCAGCTTAATGTGCTTTCATCAACGGTACGATCTTCTTGACTTTCTAAGGAAATTCTTGCATAGTAATGTTGAGGATAATGTCCTGTACCAAAAGGATCAAAAGATTGGGCAGCAATGGTCAGAATAGTAGCAGCAGGTGCTACCCCGATGGTTTCAAGGTCGATCATAAGTGAGCTCATACTGTATTGTAGTACAAGATTACTGATATGTCTAGTTGTTGTTAGCCAATCACGAAAGTCAAAGGTTGAGAACCATCCACATATAGTTTTAGGTCTTCGATACATTTATCCATCATAGCTTGACCTTCACTTTTCATAGCAGCGCCGTTTAAGGTTCCGCCGCCTTGTGGTCCTGCAATGGTACCAAACTTTTCACGAGCTTCACCAATGATGTACTTGCTGGCACCTACCATGTGATCCCGTATCCATTGGCTGATTTGGAAATCACTTAGCAGCACAATTTCTGGACGCAGGTTATAGGTCCACAGCAGCACAGTTTCTCCAGAACCTCTAGGATCACGAATCAACTGTAGCTTCTTGGTCACAGGATTCCAAGTATAGTTGATGTAGCCACCAAACATACGTGCTGCCAGCTCAACATACTGCTGATAGAAGTCGTATGTGGCCAGGCCGCCACTTGCACTATTGAAGTTTAAAAGGTACACATTCAAGGTGGCAGCACCAAACGGATCAAAACTCTGTCCACCAGTACCTGTAACACCGATAGTGCGACGGAAAATTTGACGCACCTGTGTTACTTCTTGTGGCAGAGTGTACTCGTTTACATTGTCCAACAACTGCATGAAGCTGTAGCTTTCTTCATAGGCATTTTGAGCACGTTGGCGATATACGCCAATGGTGCGTTGATATGCAGCTTCGTAGTGTGCTGGGTCCATTTCGATGTCAATGATACCGCTGGCCAGCTGTAGCTGTACATATTCAATCAGTTGTTTTTTAAGTGGATCTAGTGTTTGGTCTGCTTGTGCCATGGAAACTCCGTGTAGACGTATTTATTGTTTTGTATCAATCCAATGCGACAACTTATCTGCTATCAGTTGGTGGCCCAACTGATTGGGATGAGCAAAATTTGGTGTTATATACGGGTTAGATTTCACATCAACCAGGTGTTCACCGTTGTGAGCGTAGGCCCCAAACCAATCGGCAGCTGTTTCTTTGCCCGCGGCCCAGATCTTTTTTGTGTTCACACCCGGTAGCCAAGCGGAATATTTGACCCAGCCAGCAAAATAAAAATCATTTATGTTGAAATGTTGGCACCACTGTTGCAAGGTTGAAACTGTTGCACTGCTTCTCATAATTTCATGATCAGGATCATGAAAATGTAAAAATGCCTGTTTCAACATTTGTTGCACATCAGCAGGCCAACTTGGATCGATGTCCCAACTCATGAATCTTGGCCTATGGAAAGTTCTGGCAGGATTGGTCAAAAACATAATGGCAGTTATATTATGGTCTTGACTATAATGATTTTTTATAAAGTCTTGAAATTGATACAGCATGTCTTCATTACTGGCTCCGGCAGAACCGTAATTGTAGAGGTGATCAAAAATTAACATTTTTTCAAGTAGTTGCCCATAAGGATTTTCAGTTGCTGAAAGTTCTCCACCTTGCGGCCAACTGTCACCCAGGGTAATGAGAATTTTTTTCATAACCGATTTTTTACAACAGCAACTATTTTTTCTCGTGTGAGATCAGTGTCACGTGGACAAAACTTGCATTGTGGTATGGGATTATCTATGTCTGCTAAAAACTCAACACCACGATTGTCAAATTCGTCGATACTCAACGGACGATAACTGTTGATCAACTCTCTGTCCGAGTCTGGCAGATCGAGTGAAAATTGTTGATCAAATTCTGGAAACAGTGCTACTGGACCACACTTGTAGAGTTTGCTTCGTATAAAATGATAACACTTAAACTGTGCAAAATTACAAATTTTATGAGCTTCAACTGGATCATTGTTGTACAGGCCAAGTCGACCGTTGCTCAATCTATGAACTGCTGCATTGCTAAAATGATCTTGTAACCAAATACCTACACCCACACCGTTTTGATCTCTGACAAAATAATCGGCGCCAGCATAGCCGGAATCTTGCCAAGTCAACTTGCCTTTTAAGAATGTTTTGACTTCGTCGAGGTACCATTCTATATTGTTTGAATTGTGAACACTGATGCCAATCCAGTTTGTTTCCCCCGGAGCTGAACAATTTTGTATAGCTTCGTAGAAGCCAGGAGTTTTGTTTAATCGTGTGCCATTGGTTAATACTTGCACCTCTTTTTGAAAAATAGAATTTATTCCAGCGATCCATTCACATATTGAAGGATTCAATAAAGGTTCACCGCCAAGTATTACTATTTGATCAATTTGAATTTTTTCTGACCAACTCTTGTAAGACTGTTCATATTCGCTCCACTTTTGCCAGCCTTTGAACGCATGGTCATTGAAACGATTACAACGAGAACAATTTAAATTACATACATTGGTAATGTAAAATTCTACTTTTGGGATTTTTATTTTTTCACTTGAGTGCATAAAACATATTTAGTACGTTTTAAGAATGATCAAGTTATCGTTTCCACGTCCGTTGAACTTGACTTCGGTGGCCTTGATGTCCTTAAATGCTCGACGAGCAGCAGGTTTGCCCACGCTGGTAATAGCTTTGATTTGTTCTCCAGGTTTTCGTAAAGTTTTTTGCACAGTGGCAGCAGGATCAAATCCCACGATAGCTGATCCTTTGACAAAGAATGTGCCAAGATGTGTGTCTGCAACAACATGGATCAGCTTGCGTTTGGCGGTATCGTAAAACCATGCTTCACTTGCACCCACTAGTTTGGTAGGCGATTCACTCTTGAGTTTGAGCTCGGCAAATTCTCGGAGATACTTGAACTTGGCCACTTGTTTTTCGAGTGGTACTGCCTTTTTGGCACGTGGTTTGCGTTCCACTTTCTTGATCTGACGATAAGTGTCGCAGTCAGCAACAACCTGTTCTGCAAATTTTATAAAGTTACGAACTTGTAACTTACCAAAATGAGCATAGCCTTCTGCTAGATCGCCATCTCGGCCTGCTGCAACTTCTCGAAGTTCTGTCAAGCGGCGTTCCCAAATTTCTTTAACTTGGCCAACCAACTGC